GGCTTGATTTTCCCCCAATACCGACTACACTGAGGTCTATCAGTTGTCTCCGTTCTCCTCCCTGATGTGCAAGCATCTTCGCCCGCTAGTCGGGCGTTTTTTTGAGCATCACGCGATCTTGATCAAGGGGTCAAACAGCCTTCCAAGCTGACTGGCGCGGTTCGATTCCGCGAGATCGCTCCAGATTCACGCCTGCCGGACAAGCGCCACCAGGACCGCAGTCCGGGAGACGCCACGATCAGCGGCAATAGCGCGTAATACGCAAGCATTACATGTGTATAGCTATTGGACACACTGTCTGGAAGTTGTACACTTCGCGGATGCCATCGCAACCGTTGAATCCGACAAAATTCAAAAAGGGCCAGAAAAGCGGCCCGGGTCGGCCTCCGGGAACGCAAAACAAAGTCACCAAAGAACTGAAGGACATGATCCTTCAAGCTCTTGATGGAGCGGGCGGGGTCCAGTACCTGCAAGAACGCGCAAGAGACCCCCGCACAGCTTCGGCTTTTCTCGGGCTGGTCGGCAAAGTGCTCCCCATGCAGGTTACTGGTGCAAACGGTGCGCCTCTGACTGTGGAGATTGTTCGCTTTGGCACGAATCAGCCTCCCCAATAACTGGCGTCCACGCGACTACCAGATGCCCGCGTGGTCCTATCTGGAGCGCGGGGGGCGGCATTGTGAGCTTGTTTGGCATCGCCGGTCGGGGAAGGATGAGATCGCGCTGCACCGGACGGCCTGTGCGGCTTTCGAGCGGACAGCAGGCTACTGGCACATGCTGCCGGAGTACGCCCAGGCTCGAAAGGCAATCTGGGATGCGGTCAACCCACACAGCGGACGCAAGCGCATTGATGAGGCATTTCCTCCCGAGTTGAGAGACAGCACGCGGGATCAGGAGATGTCCATCAAGTTCAAGAATGGGTCAACGTGGCAGGTTGTCGGCTCAGACCGCTTTGACTCGCTGGTTGGATCAACTCCAGCCGGGATTGTGTACAGCGAATGGGCGCTGGCAAACCCCACAGCACGAGCCTACCTCCGACCAATCCTGGCTGAAAACAACGGCTGGCAGATTTTCATCACCACGCCTCGGGGCCGGAATCACGCACACACCACGCTAGAGGCGGCACGCAAGACGCCTGGCGCATTCGCTCAGGTGCTGGATGCCACGGAAACAGGTGTATTCACGACTGAGCAGCTTACCGCTGAGCTTGCGGCCTATATCGCAGAGTTCGGCGAGGACTACGGGCGCAGCAAGTTTGAACAGGAATACCTGTGCAGCTTTGAAGCCGCGAACCTCGGGGCTATCCTAGCCCGCGCCATCGGGATTGCCGAAAAGAACGGACGGATTACAAACGATGTCCAATTCGACCCTTACGGCCAGTCGCTCGAAATCTTCCTTGACATTGGGCGGCGCGACACGACGGCAGCCTACTTCTGGCAGCCCAAGATCGGCGGTTACTCCATTGTGGACCACGACTCCGGCTGGGGCATCGACGCTGAGGAATGGTGCGCCCGTCTGGACGACCGGATCAAGAAGTACCACGCGGAAGGGCGCAAAACGGCGTTGGGCAAGATCTGGCTCCCTCATGACGCAAGGGCCAAGACGTTCGCGGCCAAGCGGTCAGCGGTGGAGACTTTCGTCGATTACTTTGGCTCCAAGCACGTCGCAATCACTCCAAACAGCCGGATCAGCGACCGTGTCAATGCTGCCCGCGTCCTTATCGCCCGGTGTGAGTTTCACGCTGACAACTGTTCCAAGGGGCTTGATGCACTGAGGGCATGGCAGTACGAGTACGACGAGGAAAAGAAGATTTTCAGCAGCGAGCCGTTGCATGACTGGTCAAGCCATGACGGGGATGCATTCAGCTATGGATGCCTTGTCATGCAGCAGACTGCGCCGCCTCCGCCCCCACCTCCGCCCATGCGCGGGATCATGGTTGGCAACAACACAGCCACGCTGGAAGAACTGTGGAAAGAATCGCCGCGCAAGCGGGAAAGGGTTTGACATGTTTTCGATTGAATTTGGATCACCCAAAAACCTGACCGGAACCGGCACGGTGAACACAAACCCGGGCGCGCTGCTTGGGTTCTACGTCAACAGCACCAGCGCCGGGACCATCGCATTCACTGATGGCGCCGATACGGTCAGCGGGACGATCACACCGGCAATCGGGTTTCATCGCTTCCCGGCTGCGTTCAAGAACTTGCCCATTGCGACCATCGGCGGGACGCTGAATGTCACGTTGTTTTACGTCCCGACTCCGACGCCTGCTGCCTCATGAGCACAGTTGAGCGCTACCTTGGTCTGATCAAAGACTACGAGTCCGTGTTCCGGAAATGGGAAGGGCGCGTCGAAAAAATCCTCAAGCGGTACAAGGACGAGTATCGCAACGGGACGCGAGGCTACACAGAGGCACGATTCAATGTGCTGTGGTCCAACGTCAATACGCTTGTGCCAGCGGTGTTTGCCAAGCTGCCGAAGCCCGATGTTTCCCGCCGATTCCGCGACAACGATCCAGTCGGACGAGTGGCCGCGATGATTCTTGAGCGTGCGCTTGAGTACGAAGTCGAGCACTATCCGGACTACGAAGCCGCGATGAAAAACAGCGTCTTTGATCGCTTTCTAGGGGGTCGAGGCGTGTCGTGGGTCAGGTATGAACCACACATGGCGTATGAGACTGTTGACCAGCCGATCCAAGGATTGCAGGTCAGCGAAGACTCAGACGAAGCCCAACAGGTCGAGGTGCTGGACTACGAATGTGCTCCGGTGGATTACGTCCACTGGAAAGACTTTGGGCACGAAATCGCCCGGACATGGGAAGAAGTCGGCATTGTCTGGAGAAAGGTCTATCTCAAACGCGCAGCTTTGATCGAGCGATTTGGCGAGGAAATCGGTGAATCCATCCCGCTGGACACCAAGCCTGACGAACTCAAGAAAGCGCAGTACGGTGAGACTGGCGACTACGAGGCTTGTATCTACGAGATTTGGGACAAGCCCCGCAACGTTGCGGTGTGGGTTCACAAGTCCCGACCTGAGCCGCTGGACGAGAAAGAAGATCCGCTTGGAGTTGAATCGTTCTTTCCGTGCCCGCGTCCGCTGTACGCAACGATCACGACTGATTCACTTGTTCCTACTCCAGACTTCACGCTGTATCAGGACCAGGCCAACGAACTGGACATCCTGTGTGACCGGATTGATGGGCTGATCAAGGCTCTGCAGGTCAAGGGTGTTTACAACGCTTCGTTCAAGGAACTGGCACGGTTGTTCACTGAGGGCGAAAACAACACCCTCATGCCTGTGGACAACTGGAACGCCTTTGCCGAGAAAAACGGCCTCAAGGGTGCGATTGACATCGTTGACCTAACGCCGATCGCCAGTGCTCTGCTGTCTGCCTATCAGGCGATGGAGCAAGTCAAGGCTCAAATCTACGAGATCACGGGCCTGTCTGACATCGTTCGTGGACAAAGCGAAGCGCAAGAGACCGCCACTGCCCAACGGATCAAGGGGCAATACGCATCACTTCGTCTGAAGACAATGCAGTACGAGGTCAGCCGGTTTGCTGCTTCGTTGATGCGGCTGAAAGCTCAGGTGATCTGCAAATTCTTTGCGCCTGAGACCATCATCAAGATCAGCGCGGCTGAACAGTTGGCGCAAGAGGACCAGCAGTACATCGAACCCGCGATTGCGCTGCTGAAGTCCGGCGAACTGAACTCGTTTCGGGTCGAGATTGCAGTCGATTCGCTGGTGCAGATCGATGAGGAATCCGAGAAGGAATCTCGGATGGAGTTTTTGACAGCAACGGGCAGTTTCTTGCGTGAAGCAGTGCCTGCGGTCCAAGCGGCTCCCGAGATTGCGCCCCTGCTCATGGAATTGCTCAAGTTTGGAGTTCGTTCGTTCAAGGTCGGCAAGTCAATTGAAGGCGTGTTTGATCAGGTTGCTGAACAGATCAAGCAAGCTCAGGCCAACCCACAGCCCAAGCCTGACCCGGAAATGGCAAAGGTGCAGGCTCAGCGGCAAATGGACGCCGACCGTGTGGCATCGCAAGAGCGCATTGATATAGCTCGGGCTCAATCCGACGCGGCAGCAGCGCAAGCCGAATCAGCGGCAAAAGAACGCACGCGCATTGAAGAACTTCGATACGAGGACATCCGCCATCAGCGCGACTCTGAGCGGGCATGGAACGAAGCCAAGCTCAAAGCCGATACCGCCGTTGTGGTGGCTCAAATCGGCAAAGAAGGCAAGATCAAAACGGCGGCAATGAGCGCAAACGCATCAGCCGATCCAGATTCACCGACTGAGCTTGACGAAACCGGCGAAACCAAGCCAAAGAGCGGCCTTGTCGATCTGGTCAACGCAGTCAACGAGAACATGACCCGGTTGATTGAGTCGCACCAGACTGGACAACAACAGCTATTTGGGCAAATGGGCGAAAGCCACGGCCAATTGATGCAGGCCATCAACCGTCCAAGAAAACGCACCATGCGCCGGGCTGATGGGACTGTGCTTACCTCGATGGATGAACCGGCATGACCACAGGTTACAACGTATCCCTACGCAACGCGCAGCTTGACGCGATCACCACGTTTGCGGGAAATGGCGCACTGCTGCGAATTTATGACGGCACCCGGCCTGCTACGGGTGGGGCAGCGACGACAAAGCTAGCTGAGTTCACGTTGGGCAGTCCGCTGGCCCCTGCTGCTGCGTCTGCCGTTCTGTCTCCGACGCTTCCAAGCGCAACGACTGGACTCGCAGCAGGCACGGCCACATGGTGGCGCATCGTCAAAGCGGACGGCACGACTCAGGTAATCGATGGGTCTGCCGGAGCTTCTGGAAGCGGCGCAGACATGATCCTCAGCACGACGACTGTCAGTGTTGGCTTGTCGCTGTCGGTCACATCGTGGACGATCACAAGGGGCAATGCATGATCATTGACCGCATCAAGGCAGAGCTTGCCGCATATCCGGACCTGTATGCAGGCAAGGCTGCGCAGCAGATCACCGACATCATCAACACTGGATGGACTGAGGTCCAGAAGGACAAGCCTGTCAAAACGCCAATTGTCGATGCATGGGGCGATCCTGTTTTGGATGCTGACGACAAACCGACGTACACCAAGACATTGCAGGACGTGGAAATCAAGCACGACGCGACGGTTTTGCGCGTGCTTGGTGGTCTTGAGGATGCGCCTAATCAGGTCAGCATCAAAGATGTGAAGGCGGCGCTATGAGCACCGACAAAATCAGCTACGGAACATCGACCGCGATCACCTGCACGCTGGCGAGTCTTGCATCCTCTGCAACGGCTGGCCGTGGATCTGCGTCGGTGGACAACACCTCAGACCTGTTCGATGACGCCATGCTTTACATCGCGGTCAAGACCAGCTCGTCTGCTCTTGCCAACGACAAGGCGTGCTATGTGTACCTGTACGGGTCTGAGGACGGAACGAATTTCAACGGTTCCAGCGCGGAAGCCGAAGGTACGAATGCCGCCGTCACGCTGGACAGCCCGACAAACCTGAAAGGGCCGTTTGTGATCGCGTGCCCTGCTGTGTCCGTGACCTACAAACTGGTTATCGGATCGGTGGCCGCTGTCTTTGGCGGGGTCATGCCGCGCAAGTGGGGTTTTGTGCTTCAGAACTACACCGGGCAGGCGCTGGACAGCACTGAGGGCAACCACACCAAGACCTTCACCGGCATCTACTACACGAACACCTGATGGCCTTCCGCAAAGCCAAATCTTGGCTCTTGAAGCCGCCTCCCGGAACCCCGGTTAGCTGGGATCATCCGCTAGCGCGGTATTTGCTCAATCGCTGGGTGGCAAGCGAAGGGGCCGGAACAAAGCTGACTGATTCGGCGGGACGGGCAAACGCAACGACATCAGGCACATGGGTGCAGGGTCCGTATGGGCCAATGGCGGCGTACAACGGCAGCAGTCAGGCCGCAAGCGCAACAGCGGTCAAGTACAAGAGCGCTAACACACTCACCGTTGCGTTCACGTACTACCGGGCGACGAACCCCAGCACCTACGCAATGATTATGGAGTCGAGCACCGATCTCGGCCTGAACTTCAACGGAACGTGGAACATTTGGGACGGTTACAACGGAGCAACCAACACAACCGGAAACTACATCACGGTCAGTATTGCGGCCACTATCTCCGGGAACCAAGTAACGGCGGCGGTGATCCCGCAACCAACAGCCGGAAGAGTGCACCGGATTGTTACGACGATAGACAGGCGACTGACAACCGATCAGATCACCGGAATTTACGTAGATGGGGTTGCGCAGTCCATTACTTACGGCACTCCCATTGCGTCAAAGGTAACGGTTGCATCTACGTTTACCGACAACGCGATGTATTTCGCGGCGCGGGGCGGGACTTCGTTTTACAACAATTGCCGTCTTGATGACGTTCTGTTTGAAACCAGGCTATGGACGCCTGCCGAGGTTCGCAGCGACTACACAGACCGTTACGGGATGTTTGTGCCGCCAAGGATGCGGATGCGCAGCAGCGCGACTGGCACCACAGCAGACCTTGCATGGACCGAAGCCGACGACGTAACGGCTATCGCTGTCACATCCTCATCTACAGCAGCGATTGCGTGGACAGAGGCGGATGACACAACCGCAATCAGCGTCACATCGTCAGGATCTGCAACCATTGCATGGACTGAGCAGGACGACGGATGCGCAATTGAGGTCAATGCACAGTCATTGCTGGACACGCACGACGGCGGACCTCGAAAGCGCAAGAAGCGCGACCATGACGAGTTTGCAGAGTTCGCCGGAAAGCAAGCCAAGCGCCGTCAGGCCATTGCTGACATTGTGGCCCCACAACCCGTTGAGGTTGTGCCGCTAGTGTTTGAGTCCGTTCCTCCCCTGCTGACGCCTCAACCCAAACAAATCCCACGCGATGACTCGTTTGAGCGATTCATGCGTGAACTGCAAGACGACGAAGAACTGTTGATGATGCTATGACCAGACATTCATGGATCTACAAGTCTGACGGAACGGTGATCGACAAGGCCGATTACGAAGCTCCTGTTCAAACTCACCACGTCATGCCCGACATCCAACCGTACAAATCAATGATTGATGGCCGCATGGTCACGTCAAGGTCTGTCCACCGTGAACACCTGAGAGCTAGCGGGTGTGTCGAGGTGGGCAACGAAACCAAATATCTTCAGCCGAAGCCCATTCCCGCACCTCCGGGGCTGAAACAAAGGCTTATTGAGGTGTGGAACAGCAAACTTTAGGAGCAAATCATGCCTCTCGCAAAAGACCTCATTGGTGTTGGCACCCCTGCCGCACAAGCCGTCGCCATTGTTGGCGGATCGGTCAATACCTCAGTGACTGCAGCAGGCTCTGCGCAGACCGATGCAACAGTCATCACGGCATCGACGGCGATCGTCGCCAGTGCCGACGGTACGAAGGGTGTCATCCTGCCCGCCGTGATTGAGGGCGAAGTCACCATTTTCAACAACAGCGGATCAACCCTCAAGGTGTGGCCGCCGTCAGGTGCTGCAATCGCCGTCCCTGGCACCGGGTTGGGCACTGCGAATGCGGCCTATTCCCACACCACGTATGCCGTCGTGACCTACAAGGCAATCTCCGCCACTCAGTGGCTTCCCACGAAATCCGCGTAAGCGAAAAAGGAACACAGCATGTCTGAGCAAACTACTTTGCGTGACGCGCTGGAATCCGCCTTTGACAAGGTGGCCCAGACCGAAGCGCCCGAAGTTCAACCCCGCGAGATCCCGGAGCCGGTTGAGACTGCGGCTCAGGCCGAGCAGCGGGCGCGCGACGAACAGGGCCGATTTGCCCCCAAGGCTGAGCAGCCTGCACAAGTTGCGCAACCCCTTGCACAACCCACCGAGCCGCCTCCGGTCCCCAACCGTCCAACCACATGGAAAAAGGAATATCTGCCCCTGTGGGACAAGATGGCTCAGGGTCAGACTCTGACTCCTGACGAAGCGGTCAAGCTCGCTCTGTACACCGAGCAGCGGGAAACCGAGTACAAGACCGGTGTCAGCACGTACAAGACCGCTGCTCAGGAGGCCCGCGAACTGCAAGACGCGATGGCCCCGTTCATGCCGGAATTGCAGCAGCACAACATTCGTCCGACCGAGTGGATCAAGAACCTCGGCAATGCTCATCGCACGTTGGCGATGGGCGATCCGCAGCAAAAGCTTCAGATGTTTGCCAAGCTGGCGCAGGACTACGGCGTCCCGCTGGAGATGGTCGGACAGGTGTCACAAGGTCAGGGCATCGACCCGGGCTATGCGGCGTTGATGAATCAAATCCAAGGCTTGCAGGGAAAGCTCCAGCAGGTTGATAATTGGAGAGAACAGCAAGAACAGCAACGCGCCCAACAGGCCATTGCTGAGCTTGCCGGGGATGTGGAAAAATATCCCCATTTCGAGAAGGTGAAGGGCACCATGAGCCAACTACTTGGCGCAGGATTTGCCACCGACCTTAAAGCGGCCTACAAACAAGCCGTCCGTTTGAACGATGAAGTGTTTGCAGAGGAACAGCAGCGGCTATCTCAAGCCCATGCAGCTCCTGCGATTGCTGAACGTGCAGCGGCGGCTGTTCAGGCCAAAGCCAAAGTGACCAGCGTGCGTTCCGCGACCCCTTCCGGAATGCAGAAGGAAACCAAGGCAAAGGACAGGCGCTCAATGCTTGAGGAGCAATTCTCATTGCATGAGGGCCGGGTGTAAATCTGAACCAAGGAACCAATCATGGCATTTGCCAATTCTGCGGTTTCCGACATCATCGCTACCACGATTCAATCGCGGACTGGCGAGCTGGCGGACAACCTGACCAACAACAACGCACTTCTCATGCGCCTCAAGCAGCGCGGCAACGTGCGTCCATTCTCGGGCGGAAACGTGATTTTGGAAGAAATCATGTACAACGACCCCAACACCAACAACGCCAACAGCTACTCCGGCTATGAGGCGATCAACATCAGCCCGGACAGCCCGATCTCTGCCGCGCAGTACAGCATCACCCAATATGCTGACTCCGTGACCATGAGCGGTCTGGAAATGCTGCAAAACTCGGGCAAAGAGCAGATCATCGACCTGCTGGATGGCCGGATGCAAGTGTCTGAAGCCCGTCTGCTGAACCGCATCTCCGGCGATCTGTACGGCGATGGCACCGGCAACGGCGGCAAGAACATCACCGGCCTGGCTGCTGCGGTTCCTGACGATCCGACCACGGGCACCTACGGTGGCATTCCCCGTTCAACGTGGACCTTCTGGCAGTCCAAGAAGTACAGCGGTGTGACCAACGGCGGCGCGGCTGTGTCGGCTGCGAACATCATTCAGTACATGACGGCGCTTGCGATCCAACTGGTTCGCGGCAACGACAAGGCTGATCTGATCGTCGCGGACAACAACTACTACGGCCTGTACGTCAACGCCCTGCAAGCAATTCAGCGCGTGACCTCGGACGATGGTTCGGGCATGGCAGGTGCTGGTTTCGCATCGCTCAAGTTCTACGGTGGCGGTACTTCCGCTGACGTGGTGCTGGACGGCGGTATCGGTTCCTCCAGCTACAACAGCGGGTCTGGCAACGCCAACCACATGTGGTTCCTGAACACGAAGTACATCCACTTCCGCCCCCACCGTGACCGCAACTTCGTCCCCATCGGCGGCGAGCGCCAATCGGTGAACCAAGATGCCATCGTGAAACTGTACGGCTGGGCCGGGAACCTGACGACCTCGGGCTCTCAGTTCCAAGGCGTCCTCATCGCCTAAGGAGAAACCAACATGGCATACACCATCACTGAAACCCGCCTGGGCCTGCCCCCGCTGACTTCGATCACTTCGGTGGCGTCGGCTGGACTCCTGAACACGACCGGCTTCCCTGTCGGCACCATCGTTCGCGCAACCGATCCGACCTATGGGTCTGGTGAGTTTGTCTATCTGCCGGGTGTTGCGTCCAACACCGTCGGCTCTCTGGTTTACTGGAATCAGAGCGCCAACACCGTGACGCTTTCCCCGACCAGTGGCAACTCTGCCCGCCCCGTGGCCGTTTCGATGGCTGCGAATACGAGCACGACTGCGCTGTCGTGGTATCAGATCTTCGGCGCTGCGGTCATCAAAAAGACCGCCGTCAAGATCAATCCCGACGTGTCGGTGTTCATCTCTGCAACGGCTGGCCGCATCAAGGCGGTCGCTTCCGCTGGTCTCCAGATCCTCGGCGCTCGCTCCATCAACGCGGCAACGGTTGCTTCTGCGACCTCCACCGTGCTGGTGCTGATCGAGCGTCCGCATCTGCAAGGCCAGATCACCTGATGACCGGGGGGCTTCGGCCCCTCCAAAGGATTGATACATGTGGTTTGCCCCCTCTCGTAACCGACCCGATGCAATGCGTGACTTCGTTGCAGCGGTGAAGGCGTCAGGGGACTCCCCAGATGTAGCCGTCATGCTGGACTGTGATCCAGAACAGTACAAGGGGATTGATTGGCCGGAACACTGGCACATCCATCATTCAACAGAACATCTGGAGTTCCAACGCGCATTCAATGAACTGCTGAGACTACACCCGGGCGAAAAGACCTATGGTCTCCTGACCGACCACGCCCGCCCCATCACGCCGGGATGGTCCAAGACCATGGAACGCGAGGCCGGGGATTGGAATCTGGTCCTGTGTGCTGATGGGAAGGACCGAATCAACCCGCGCACAAACTATCGTCGCCTGACGGCGGCGGTGTGTTTTGGTGGGGATCTGATCCGTGAAGTTGGGTGCTTCTGGCCCGACTTTTGTGTTCACCTGTACGGTGATGACGCATGGGAGGAAATCGGCCATGAACTTGGAATTGTCAAACACCTCCCGGATGTGATGGTGCAAGACCTGCACTTCACTCATGGGGAAATCAAGGTTGATGACAATCACAAGCGGATGTATCGGGGTGTCCCTTATGCGAAGGCGGATTTTGACGCCTACATACAGTGGAAAGCGCACGGAAAGCAACCGTTGCTTGCTAGACTCCGTGATGTGATCCCCAACCGTGGAAAACCCTCTCGCGTGGTCAATGTGGTCTGCGTCCAGACCAACAACTATTGCGGGATGGGCGCTGATTACGTCACCCGTCTGTATGACATGGTGATGCGCAACGTCCCGCAGGGTTACCCTGTTCGGTTCATTTGCTTCACGGATGACATCAGCAATCTTCCTGCCGAGATTGAAACCCACGGCCTCCCGATGGGGCAGTCTGGATGGTGGAACAAACTTGCTCTGTTTCAGCCCGGGACATTCCAGCCCGGGGATCGAGTGGTCTATTTTGACCTTGATACTCTGGTCATCAATCGGTTAGACGACCTGTTTGCCTACGAAGGCGAGTTCGCCTGTCTGAGAGACTTCTATCGACCTGACGGGTTGGGATCGGGTGTGATGTTGTGGACCGAGACAGAGCGCACCGGGAGGATTTGGGAATGCTGGCTGGACGAAGCAAAGCCCCGGATTGAGGGCGGGGATCAAGCATGGATTGAATCCGTGTTCCCCGATGCGGACAGGCTGCAAGACCTGTTCCCCGGCTCAATCGTCAGCTACAAGGCAGACTGCAATCCCTACCCTCCCCGTGGAACTTCTGTCGTGTGCTTTCATGGATACCCAAGACCCCATGAGTCAACTCAGAAATGGGTGCAGGATGTGTGGGCTGTTGGGGGATCGTCCCTGTTCAACATCACCGTGGTTCCCAACACCAACGATTCCAAGACGCTGGACAACGTGAAAGCCAATCGGGACGCTGCGCCGTGGTTGGTCAAGTCCGAATCTCACAAAGAGGTTGCTCTACTCTGTGGGAGTGGTCCAAGCCTGATTGAAACCATCCCGGCCATCAAGGCATCGGGTGGAATTGTGTTTGCACTGAACAACGCGGCCAAGATCCTGCACGAAAACGGTGTTCGCGTGGACTACCAAATCGTGTTGGACGCACGACCGGAAAACGTCGAGTTTGTGAAAGAGCAATACGCCGACTCTTACCTCATTGCGTCACAGGCTCACCCGGATGTATTCAAAGCCCTGACTGGTCGAAACGTGGTGTTGTGGCACCCTGCTATCCCAGGGATTGATGAACTGTTCCCCGATCGGAATCTGACCCTTGTCGGGGGTGGTATCACGGTAGGTCTTTCCTCCATGTCATTGGTCTATGCAATGGGGTTCAGGACCATGTTCTTGTTTGGATACGACTCCAGCTATCGGGAAGAAAAAAGCCACGCCGCCCCGCAAAGTCGGACCAACGCAGAAAACTGGACGTTTGACGTGACCGTAGGGGAGCGGACGTTCAAGAGCAATGCCGCGATGGCAAAACAGGCAGAGCAGTTTCCAATCCTGGCGGCTGCACTGGTGAACGACTGCGATTGCGAAATTGCAGTGTTCGGGGATGGGCTCCTACCTCACATTGCCCGCAACCTAACTACTTAGGAAACCCATGATTGCATCTGACCAAAACAACCCGGAATTCGTCGGGGCACACAACCCCGATGCCCGTCTGGCCGTTCGCTTCTATGAGCGTGCTGTCAAGAACGAGTTCATGACTCAGAAAGAGGGGCGGCCCATCTTTGCGACGGCTGACTATGTGGAGATCAACGTACCGGGTGACAACACCCTGACGCTTGATGTCCCGGTCACGCCGGAGCACAAGAATCGCTTTCCCCTTCATTGGGCGCGATACCAGAACGCCAAAGGCACCGGGCAAGATGGTCAGGTTGTCGGGACTCCGCTGGAGCAGTGGCCGCAAATTGATCGTGCCCAAGCTGCTGAACTGAAAGCGCTCAAGTTCACAACCGTGGACAGCATTGCCAACGCCAGTGATGCACAACTCCAGCGGATCGGCATGATCGCCGGAATGGCACCCCACGCATTCCGCGACCGCGCGCGCCGGTATCTGGACGTGGCTCACGGCATGGCCGAGACCAACAACCGGGCCGAGGAAATCGAAGCCTTGCGCAAGGAAAACGAGTCCATTCGTCTGGCGGCAGAAGAACGCGACCGCAAAAGTCAAGAAGCGATGGCAAAGCTGCAAGAGCAGATGCAAACACTGATTGCCCGCATGGCGGAACCGGCTCCGCGTGGCCGTCCTCGCAAGCAGGAGGAAGCGGCATGAACATGGTCCCGACTGACTTCACCGTCAAAACCGTTGCCATCGTCAAGTTCGGCCCTGCCGGATTTGAGACCGATGGAATTCGCCCGGCTGAGTATTATCAGGTCACGATTGACCCGGCAAAGGTCAGCGGCGAATACATCCGGTTTGGCGCCCATGATGGTGATGAGATTCAGGGCTGGCAACGAATCGCGGCCCTGACCGTGGTTCACGTTTTGGGTGAATGGGCTGGCGAAACGCCAGATACTTTTGTTGCGCGAATTGGCGCGCCCTCTGTGACCTTCAAGGTTCTTGAAAGCGACTGATGCCCGCAACCATGCTCCAACTAGTTCAGCAGGCAACTGCTGAGATGGGCCTGCCCGTGCCTACCTACGTGGCCGGGAACACGACACAGGACACCATCCAGCAACTTGCTCTGTTGAATGCAGTGGGGTATGAGTTGACCCGGCAATATCAATGGCAGTGGCAGACCGCACAGAAGATCATCACAGTTGAGGGAACCACGATCACCGGGGACACGACAGAGGGAAGTACATCCCTGACCAACGCATCCAGCATTGTGGGGATTGACGACACCTATCAAATCTCCGGCGATGGGATGAATCAGGCGACCTACGTCACAGCGGCGGTGGGGACAACGATCACCCTAAGTCAACCAGCCACATCAACGAACACTGGATCTACCTACACGCTATCAAAGGTCAAGTATGCGATGCCGGATGATTTCGACCGGCAGATCAACCGGACCCATTGGGACAAGTCCAAACATTGGGAGATGCTCGGGCCGGAGTCTGCGCAACAGTGGGAATGGCTGATTTCGGGGTACATCGCCACTGGTCCACGGATTCGCTACCGCATCTTTCAGAACTTCTTTCAGATTTGGCCGATGGTTGGTGAAGGCGAAGTTCTCGGGTTTGAGTACATCACCAATTCATGGGCGCGCAGCGCGGCAGACGTTGCAAAAACCTCGTTTACCGTCGATACGGATACGTGCGTTTTCCCGGATCGTCTGATGGTGCTGGGCATGAAGCTCAAGTATTTCCAGATCAAGGGCTTTGACACCTCGTCATTCCAACGCGACTACGATATGCAACTGGACATCGCCAAAGCAAACGACGCTGGAGCGGCTACGTTGTCGTTCTCGCCGCGTATCAGCACCATCCTGATTGGGTGGGAGCAA